CTGGAAATTGTATGAGCCATTTCGTACAGCCCTTTAGTAGTCGTGTTCGCATCAGTATCTAATGTTGCCCATGACGCATCAGTAGCATCTGTTGTCAGGTATTTACCTGCGTTCCCAGACTGACTAGGTAAAGCATCTACAGCAGCCCAAGTCATCCCACCTGTATTACCGCTTTGAGCAGAAAGGAACTGACCATTGGTAGGAGCATTTGAAACTTTAAGATTTGCTTCATCTACTACATTACTAGCAATAACTGTTGCACCGTCAGCAGTAGAAGTCACTTCTCCTGTATGATTAGGGTGAACATAGTTATTAGCAGTAGCCGATCCTGTGTACCCAAGGTCTGAAAGTGTTAAAGTTCTAGTTGCAATAGCACCATTAGCATCAGTAACATGACCTAAAGTATCTGTTGTTACATTAATATCTACATCACTGACTACAACAGCACCAGTTAAAGCAGTTGTATCTACACTAAAATCATCACCAGTGTGTGTAGGATGAGTATAATTATTAGCAGTAGTTGTAATTACATTACTGCCATCAATAGCAACCAAACCTGTAGCTGTATATGTTGTGTTGTTATCAGGAAGATTAGCAATCGTAATCTTCTTAGATGTTCCTCCATCGTTAATCAGTAACTCTTCACTTCCTGATGGAGAAGTCTTAGCTGTAAGTGCAGATACTTTTACTGAAGACATCTCTTACTCCGTAATAAAATATACTGGCAGTGCTGAATCAGAAGATTCAGTAATCAAGTAACCACCTTGTTCTAATTGAATCTCAAGTGCAGATGTTTCTGTAGGATCAAACTCTCTTAACCATTGTCGCTTGTTAGCTAATGCCGCCAGAGTCTTCTGTTTTTTCCAATGTAATTTACTCATTATCTAAACAACTGCCTTCTTCTCCCAATCCTTTGTCTATCTTCTAAGCTATTTAGTTCACCTTTCATGTACTCAACAAAAGGTGAGACTGTTTCTTTAACTTTAGAGTCCTTTCTAAAAGATAATCTTCCACCAGTAGGTCTATCATACCCAGAAGATCTTGCTTTAGTTTGTTTATCTGAAGGAGTGAGAGTAGAGATATGCGAGACTTCGTAAACAGTCGATCCAGTTTTACCTTTCTCTTTGTTAGCTTTTAAACCAGATCCTTTATAAGAAGGAGCTTTACCTCCTTTTTTCACAGGTTCTAATTCTTCATCTGACACAAGCAAACCATCTAACATGCTAACAAGATTTTCTATTTCAGAAGCTTCTGGTTCAGGATCTCCAGAAAAATATAAGTTATGTTCTTCAATATAATGATCTTTATCTTTTTCAGTTATCCCCATCTCTTCACAATGAGCAATAACAATCTGTTGCCAAATAGATCTAATCTTTTCTTTAATACGATCTAACTCAAGAGATTGATGAGTAGGTATCTCATCTTCAGTTGAATCTTCTAAAATATCTAACATAGATTTTCCTGAATGAAGTTAGTTAAAGAAAGCACCCTCTCGAAAGAAGGTGCGATCTTTACTCAACTTATGCAGAAGGAACTGCAAAAGCAACACCAGCATCATCACGAAGTTCTGCAACCCCGTAAATGGTATCAGCGGTGAACAAGTCACCCAAATACTCTTGCTTGTACTGCGTCTGAGTGCGAACACCCACTTGCTCTGCAAATACGAGAGCGTCCTTATGCATCAATACTCCAATACGAGCAGTCGTACCACTGGAAGGAGCTACAGTAGGACAGTTATTGGAAACAAAAACATCTACACCGTAGATCATTCCAATCTTACCTGTCTTAATTGCATCACCAGAACCAATGAACTGTTGCTCAGTGAAACGATTGATTGCCAACATGTCGTTAGCAGCAATTGGTGGAACAATCAAAACACGATTGTCCATAGGAACATCTGCATTATCCAGAGTCAGGATCATTCTACGAATGCCTGCATCAGTAATGTCAGTTGCGCCACCACCAGAAGTTGCACCAGCAAATACAGTAGTTCCGTCACCACCTCGTACAGCTTGTTCCCAAAGTGCTGCACCTGAACCACCTACCGTACCACCCTGGAATCCTTCCATTAAGGCAAATAGACTGTCATCTACCTGCTTTGCAAGAGCATATCCAGCATCGTCAGTATAGAATTTCCGCATTGAAGCAAGAGCTTGCACTTCTGCAATATCTTCAATCAATTTAGAATATTCATAATGTTTATCAATAGCGACATTGATAACACCAGCCGTATCTGCAATCAACGTAACCTGAGATCCAGCAGCTTTTACACTTGCTGCCCCACGAGCAGGAACAGGAATATGAATCGTATCCCCTTTCTTACCCTTATGAGACATCTTGGTTACAGTATTTGCTACAACCAGATTCGCTTTGTACGCCCCAATAACTTCATCCGACCAAAGTTCAGGAATGAAATTAGCAGACGTAGTAATCGTACTATGATTAGTACCTAACGCCATTTTCTTTCTCCGTTAATAAGTTATTTAACCCTTCCCTCTGCATATGCTTCCTGAATTTCTTCAGCTAAATCAGCATAACGAGTAGGGTTCGTTACTTGTAGATTAATTAAATCAGATCTCCGATAAATCTTTTTGCCACCTAAAGTATCTCCTGAAGAACGTGATTCAGTGCTAGTCTGTTTAAAAGCTTTCTCTCGTTTTGTCTTCTCTTGTGCCTTGACCTCTTTAGTTTTAGAGATCATGTTGAGTTGTTTCCAAGTTCCTAGAAGCTCATCTGCCGCAAGAAAATCAAATCTTTGATCTGCTCTTTTGAATAGCTCTTTCCTTATCTTACTTTTATCTACCCATTTCTTAAAGTCTGTATTCTCTACAGTTTCTCTAAAATCTGGATGTGCTGACTCCAACTTCGTTAAAGAAAGCTGTTGTTCAGCCATCGCTCTCTGCTTCCTTGCACCAACAATATCTGGATGTTTTTCTATGGCAGAATTGACTGCTTTCACAGGGTCTTCATAGAAATCTTCAGTCGTATTTTCAGAATCTTCAGTCTGTGGCTCGATAGTAGTAGCCTGTTCCCTGGCTTGAACGAGTTCATCAATCAATTTACGTTGTTCACCAATCTCATGCCCCTGTCTACCGTAAGCACTTTCAACATTCTGGTGCATTTCGATTACGTCTTTTAAAGATTTACCTCTATACTTATCCGGTAGCTCAGGTTCTTCTGTGATTTCTTGAGTAGGTTCTTGTTCTTCAACAGCCTGCTCAACTAATTCAACAGCTTCTTCCTGTTCCACAGGTTTAACGTCTACAGGTATCTCTTGTTGTCTAACCTCGTCTACTACTATACTCATCTATCCACCTCGCCCATGTCGGGTTATGAAGTTAAATTTATGGAGTCTTCGATTAAATAACTTATTCAGAAGATTGTTCCATAGCTCTTTTGGTCGTAGATTCTAAGCTTTCTATTAGCTTAATGACCGATAACTGACCCTTAGCAAAGTAAAGGTCTTCCATATTGCGTAAAGTCTCAACGTCTTGAGTTGCTTTTGCAATATTCTGTAGTTCTGTGAGTAGATCTTTCCAACCATCCATCTCACATAACAATAATCTATCAATAAGGAATTGTTCGTCTGTCTTCATCCGTTCAATAAGGCGAGATCAACGTCTGCATTCTCTTTTCTAGCTTTTGCATAGTTTAACTCTGTTTCAGAGAATAAGTGTTGTACTTCAGGGATGTTCCTCATTGTCTCACTGTTAGTATTCTGTACATCTGCCTTGGTTTTCTCAAGACTTGCCATATCTTTTTCGTATTTCAAGATACGTTCCTGAACACTCAAGTCATCTGGTATAGATTTCTGTGCTTCAGACTGCCATTTAAGTGCTTTAGCATGTTCTTCCTGTGTCTCTGCTAAAGTCTTTTGAATGTTTGCTTCAGCTTGTTGCATCTGAAGTTGCATTACCTGTTGCTGTATCTGTTGCTGTTGAGGATCAGGTTGTGCGCCCTGGATTAAGCCGTTAACAATCTGATCTCGATTATGAATAGAAGAATTCTGGAAGAGAGCTAACAATATAACATTGAATGCAGGAGAATCCTTGGGTATTGCTTGCAACATTTGCACCATTTGAGTGATCTCAAGTTCCTTTGCCATGATTCCCATAGTGGA